ATGATGAAACGGATACGGCAGCCCGAGGCGATGGCCCTCGTACAAGAACACTTCCGGCCACTGCGGTTCATTGCCGAAATGGATTCTCCAGGAACCATACATGCCATGCTGCTGAACCTTCAGACCGGCGACTCGCTGGTCCTGACAGGTATCCCCTGCGGCATAACGCTGTCGCGTGAGGAGTTGGCTGTTTTGATCACCACAATCGAACTTGATATCGCTGCCCTGAGGCCGGACTTGGTCAATTCTTGGCGGGCAACTCGAATGGGCGGAACCTGATCACCTCATCCCCCAGCCACTCGTTCACCTGCTGCAGCCTTGCCTGAATCGGCTCCAGCTCGTTGACGGCCCACACCTCGGCCGCCTCGCGCAGTGAGCCGAAGCCGCCAGCGTTCTGCGGCACGATGCCCATCAGCTGGGGCGGGATGCGCAGGGCGGCCAGCAGGTCGTCGCGGCTGATGTTCTTGATCGAGCCGAACTCATCCTTAGCCGCCACCTCGCTCACCGGCAGCAGCTGGATGCCGTCCTTCTTGCCGCCTGGGGCGTACATGAACAGGTTGCGGAAGTTGCCCGGGCCCTTGGCCGACTTCAGCGCCTTGCGCAGCGCGTCGACGTCCTCTTCCTTCTGCGCCGCATCGGTCATGTACATGATGAAACCAGCGTGCGACCCGTTCTGGTAGTAGCGCCGGCGGAAGAGGGTGGCCGACTCGTTGAGCAGCGCCGACTGCAGGGCCGACAGCCACTCAGGCAGCCCGTACACCTCCTGGTTGATATCAGCCTCGCGCAGGTGGCAGATGGTGCCCGGCGCGAATTCGTGTTCATCCTTCCAGCCGCGCACCTGGTAGTAGGTTTCCAGATCCGCACCGCGGCGCATGTACTTGGCCAGCGTCGGTTGCAGGCTCAGCGGCTGGCCGAGCATGTTACGGCGCCGCTCCAGGTAGGCATTGCCGCACCACAACCAATCCAGGGCGAACTGGCCGAACGCTTGCCGGCTCAGCAGCCGGTGCGGGATGAAGGTCCGCTCGAGCATGTTGCGTTTGAAGTTGAGGCCCGATTGCAGGAACACGCTCGCCCGGGTCGACTTCGCCAGCCCGTCCAGCGACAGCGGCGGTTCGTACCAGCGCCCATTCAGCCAGCATTCCAGATAGTCCAAGATCTCGCGCCCATCGAGCACCGGCATGGGGTCGCCGAAAGTGAAGGCCTCGATACCTGTGGCAGGGGCGGCGGCGATGTCGGTGGTCATGAATAGATCTCCATAAAGCTGGTGTTCTGGGCGGTCATGCCCTCGAGCGGTTCGTTGTGCAGGGCGTGGAACAGTGCCCAGGCCAGGTCGGCGTGACCGGTTTCGTCGGTACGCCCGGCGGTGTAGGTCATCTGCCGGCCGCTGGCTGTGGTGGTTTTGCGGATGGCCATCAGCGAGCTAGCGAGGTCGGTCCAGCCGGCATCGAATTCCAGCCGGCCCTTGTGAATCACGTCGTAGGCCTTCAGCACCAGGCGCGTCTTCACTTCCGGCGAGTAGCTGAACGTGGTCAAACCGGGGAAGAACGACTTCACCAGCTGCGCCACGCCCGAGCCCATGCCCGTCATATCGATGCCGATATAGGTCACCCAATAGCGCCGCGTCACCCGGCGGATCGCCTCGGCCTGGGCGGCGAAGTCCATCCCGCGGAACTGGTGCCGCTCCAGCACCCGGAACTTGCCGCCCGGTACCAGCGGCGGTGCCACCACCACCAGGCCGGCACTGTCGCCGGTTTCGGCCGGGTCGTAGCCCACCCATACCTGGCGATCACCGAAGGGCCGGTCGGCGAACGGCTTGTAGTCCTCATCCCACTCGATCCAGCTGTCAACCATGCAGGGTTGCAGCACGGCCAATGGGAAGACCGAGGCGCCGTCATCGACGAACTCACACATCAGCAGGTTAGCGAACTGCTCGGCGTTGTACTCGAAGCGCAGCTCGTCCAGGTCGAACAGGTCGCACCCGCGCCGCTCGGCATCGAGAATGGTCACGATCTGTCGCCAGATCTTGTCTTCCTGGCACAGCTTGCCGGGGGCCAGCGCATCGTGACTAAGGTCGATCTTGATGTGCTGCGCCGCTGGTTTGCCCTTGTTCAGCCGCTCGCCCGTCCACCACTTGTAGGCCGGATGGCCCATGCTGGATGGGGTGCTGAAATAGGTTTTGCGCCAGTGCTTGTGCAGCGCCATGCCCGACGCCACCTTGTTCAGCTCGTCGAAACCATGCACCCAGAAGAATTCGTCGAAGTAGAAGTTGCCGGAGCGGCCCTGCGCGGTGCGGAAGTTGGTGCCCAGGAAGTGCAGCTCTGCGCCGTTCCACAGCACGATGGGGTCACCCGTCAGCTGCGTGCCCAGCACATCGCGCACGAAGTCCTGCATGTAGTTCTTGAACTGATGCGCCTGCGCCTTGCTCGCCGAAAGGAAGATCTGATTGCGACCGGTGAGGATCGCGTCTATCAGCGCCTCCCGCGCAAAGTAGAACGTGGCGCCGATCTGGCGGCTCTTGAGCAGCATGCGCGTGCGCATGTTCATCGCCCGGTACCAGTCGAGCTGGTAGTCGAAACACCCGTCGCGGAAGGCCTCTTCGAGTTTCTCGATATCCTCCTCGCTGAACTCGTTGCGCTTCGGCGCCTTCTTCGGCCCCTCGTTGCGCTTGGCCAGGTTCGGGTTGAGGTCCGTTTCGGTACCGCCGCCCTTGAATCGCTCGATCCGTGCCTGCCGCTCCAACTGCCGGTGCAGCAGGTCGATCTCCTTGAAGTCGCCGCCGCTCTTGCCGTCCTTCAGGATCAGTTGCACCAGCCGCGCTTCCAGGGCGCCGCCGATCCGCTCGACGTTGTCGGCTCGGTCCCACTCGTCGCGGGTTTTCCAGCTGTGGAGGGTCTTTTCCTTCTCGTCCAGGTAGTCGGCGATATCGGTGATACGCCAGCCCGTCCAGTACAGGAACTTGGCCTGGCGGCGGTTATCACGTTGGGCGGGTAGTTCGGTGGCGGTGTTCATGGCGCCGATGCTGCCGCCCGCGCGCGAGGCCCGTTAGCGCCGCGCCCTGTACCTGCGCCCCATCCACGGCAGGCAGATTGCCCGCATAGCGCCGCCTGCCGACCATGCCCTCACAGCAACTGCACCCAGCAGCTACCGAGGACAAAACGCATGGCCGCCCCCGCCACCAAGCCCGAGAAGAAATTCCGCTCCAAGTGGACGCGCATAGCCGTAGAAGGCGCGACAACCGATGGCCGCACCATCGAACGCAGCTGGATCGAAGACATGGCGGCCCAGTACAGCCCCAACACCTACGGCGCACGCCTCAACTGCGAGCACATCAAAGGCTACTGGCCAGGCGGTGAGTTCGGTGCCTACGGCGACGTGCTGGCGCTCAAGGCCGAGGAAGTGGAGATCGCAGGCAACAAAAAGCTCGCCCTCTACGCACAGATCGAGCCCAACGAGGCGCTGCTGGCCCTGAATAAGAAAGGGCAGAAGGTCTACACCTCGATCGAGGTCCAGCCCAAGTTCGCCGACACCGGCAAGGCCTACCTCATTGGCCTGGCCATCACCGACAGCCCCGCCAGCCTGGGTACTGAAGCGCTCGAATTCAGCGCCAAGCACGGCACCCTGGCCAACCGCAAACAGCATCCGGACAACCTGTTCACTGCCGCCGAAGAGGCCGAACTCGAGTTTGAAGAAGTCACCGACCAGCCCGGCGCCTTCAAGGACCTCGCCAACCGTGTGAAAGCCCTGTTCAGCAAGGGCAAGGAAACCGACAGCCAGTTCGCCGAGATCGGCGATGCCGTCACCGCCCTGGTGGAGTTCGCTGAAACGCAGCAGGCGGGCCTGGAGAAGTACAGCGCTGAGCTCACCGCACTGAGCGACAAGGCCTCTCAGCTCGAAACGACTGTCACCGAGCTGACCGAAAAGCTCGGCACCACCGAGGACCACCGCCAGCACAAACGCCCGCCGGTACCCGGCGGCGACGGCATCGTCCTCGCCGAGTTTTAACCCCAAGGCACCTGCCAGCAGCCGCCCACCATCGGAGTAACCCATGCGTAACGAAACCCGCAAACTGTTCAACGGCTACCTGCAGCAGGTGGCCAAGCTCAATGGCGTGGACAACGCCACCGAGAAATTCAACGTCACCCCAACCGTCCAGCAGAAGCTGGAAAGCGCCATCCAGGAGGCCAGCGGCCTGCTCAAGCGCGTCAACGTCATCCCCGTCGAGCAGCAGGAAGGCGAAGCGCTGCTGCTGGGCGTCAACGGCCCGATTGCCAGCCGCACCAACACCAAAGGGGGCGGCCGCCGCAATCCAGCCGACCGCAGCGCGCTGAGCAAAGACACTTACACCTGCAAGCAGACCAACTTCGACAGCTCGTTCCCTTACGCGCTGATCGATGCCTGGGCCAAGTTCAAGGATTTCCAGTCGCGGCTGTCGGCTTCCATCACCGAACGCCAGGCCCTGGATCGCCTGATGATCGGCTTCAACGGCACCAGCGCTGCGGCCACCTCGGATATCGCCGCCAACCCGATGCTGCAAGACGTCAACATCGGCTGGCTGCAGAAAATCCGCACCGGTGCGCCTGATCGCGTGCTGGACGAAGTGGTAGATGCTTCCGGCAAGGTCACCATCGGCGCCACCGGCGACTACAAAACGCTTGACGGCGTGGTGTTCGACGCCGTGCAAATGCTCGACCCATGGCACCGCAGCCACCCCAACCTGGTGGTCATGGTTTCCCGCGACCTGATGCACGACAAGCTGCTGGCAGCGGTCGAGAAGGGCGCCACTTCCAACCAGGAAGAAAACGCCGCCGACCAGATTGTCACCAAGGCTCGCCTGGGCGGTTTGCCCATCGTCGACGCGCCGTTCTTCCCGGCCGGCACCGTGCTGGTCACCACGCTCTCCAACCTGTCCATCTACTTCCAGGAAGGCGCTCGCCGCCGTCACGTGAAGGACGAGCCGGAGTACGACCGCGTCGCCGACTACCAGTCGAGCAACGACGCCTACGTGATCGAAGACTTCGGTCTGGTCGCCCTGGTCGAAAACATCGAGGCGGTATAAGCCATGCTCAGCCCAGCTCAACGCAACCAGCTGCGCAAACGCGCAGCTCTGCAGGCCGCTGAGGCAACGCCGGAGCGGTCTATGGCCGGCGCCACTGCCTACGAACAGCAACTGCTCCAGCTCAACCAGGACCGGCTGCGCCTCAAACAAGTGCAGTCGGAGCAGGGCAAGGCCGAGCTCAAGCGCCTGCTGATTCCGGCGTATGCCCCCTATATCGAAGGCGTCCTTTCCGCAGGCAATGGCGCCCAGGACGACGTGCTCACCACCCTGATGGTCTGGTGCATCGATGCCGGCGAGTTTGCCGACGCGCTGACCATCGGTGCCTACGTGCTCAAGCACAACCTGAAGATGCCGGACCGCTTCGAGCGCACCACCGGCTGCCTGCTGGCTGAGGAAGTGGCCAACGCCGCACTAAAGCAGCAGAAAGCCGGCGAACCGTTCGACCGCTTCGTCCTGACGCTGGCAGCGGACATCACTGCCGAGCACGACATGCCCGACCAGGCCCGCGCCAAGTTGCACCTTGCCTTGGGCAAGGCCTACCTGGCCGAGCTGGACGAGGCGGCGCTCGATGCTGACAAGCTCGAACAGGCCCGCGCCAATCTGGCTCGCGCCATCGACCTGCACAGCAACTGCGGCGGCAAGAAAGATCTGGAGCGCGTTGATCGACTCCTGAAGAAACACGCGGAAAGCAAGCCGGCCGATACCGGTCCCAGCGAGCCACCCGCTAACTGAGCGTCCCCCACGCTCTCGGCGGCTCGGGGCGGATCGACAGGCTTTCTCCTTGGCCATGTCGTGAAGCCCCGACCACCGCCGAACCAGGGTAAGAATTCATGAGCGCATTTATCGCATCCGGCGGCACGGCTGAGCCGTACCCCATCACCAATGACGGCTGGTTCCCGGATGTGGATGGCCGCGAACTGCGCGCCTCGCTCCGCCTGGACGGCAGCGTCACCGACGCCCGCCTCGAAGCCGCCGCCGTCAACGCCATCATCGAAGTCAACCGCGAGCTGGCCAGCTGGCAGGCCGAGCAGCGCGCCGCAGGGCGTGACACCCTGCAGGATGTGCCCGCCTCCGAGGTCGCCGGCAAGAGCTACCTCGTCCATCTCTACCACCGGGCCATCGGTTGTGCGGTGGGCGCCGAACTGGCCGAGCGTTACCGCGACTACAGCGCCACCGGCGACGGTGCCGAGCGCGCCGATGCCCAACTGCCCACCGCCGACGAATACCGCCGCGATGTTCGCTGGGCCATCCGCAGCATTCTCGGCCGCGTGCATACCACCGTGGAGCTGATCTGATGGCCGCCCTGCGCGCCCAGCAGGGCGACACCCTCGACGCCCTCTGCTGGCGGCACTACGGGCGCACCGCCGGCGTGGTCGAGCAGGTGCTCGACGCCAACCCCGGCCTGGCCGACCTCGGCCCGGTCATCCCACATGGCACCCTCATTGAGCTGCCCGAACAGGCCGTGCGCGCCGAACAACGCCAAATGGTGAACCTATGGGACTGATCTACCTCGCGCTCTACAAGGGCCGCGGCACGCTGTTCAACCGCCTGATTCGCCTCTGGACGCGCTCGATCTACAGCCACTGCGAAATTGTCCTGCCGGATGGTCGATGGCTATCCGCCTCGGCAATGGACGGCGGCGTGCGTGCCAAGCGCATCGACTTCAACCCAGAACACTGGGATCTGATCCCGATGCCCTGGGCTGATCGTCGCCAGATTTTCCACGTGTTCTGCCTCAACCAGGGCAGGGGCTACGACTTCTTGGGCTTGTTCGGCAGCCAACTGCTTCCGGTCAGCCTGCACAGCCGGCGCCGCTGGTTCTGCAGCGAGTTCTGCGCCGCCGCGCTCGGCTTCCCCATGCCGCAACGCTACAGCCCGGCCCAGCTGGGTGAAGTGGTCCAGCACATCAACACCCTCACAGCCAACGGACAGTGGAATGAAGCGCATGCCTGACCGACCGGAAACGTGGGCCTGGCTCAGCGCCTGGCTCGAACAGAACTGGCCCGCCATCTATGCCGGCCTGCTTGCTGCTGTCATGGGCGGGCTGCGGATCATCTACGGCGGCGGCACCTGGCGCCGGGTGATCCTCGAATCGCTGATGTGCGGCCTCGCCGCGCTGTCGGCCAGCCACGGCCTGGCCCTGTTCGGCATCCCGCTCAGCACCGCGCCATTTTTCGGCGGCGTCATCGGCCTGCTCGGTATCGAGTTCACGCGGGCCGTCGCCAAACGGCACTTCAATCGCAAGGTGGACCAACTATGACCCAGCTCCTCAGCAACGGCTCGCGCGGCCTCGCCGTTCGCAACCTGCAGGCTGCGCTTAGGCTGGACGGCTTCGCCATCCAGGTCGATGGCGACTTCGGCGACAACACCGAGGCCGTTGTGCGTGCCTACCAGCGCAAGGTCGGCCTGGTGGACGATGGCGTCGCCGGCCCGAAGACCCAGGCCGCGCTCCAAGGCTACGACACCTCGCGCTACCTCAAGCGCAAGGACCTGCAGCAGGCCGCCGAGCGCCTCGACGTGCCGCTGGCCAGCGTCATGGCCGTCAACCAGGTGGAAAGCAGGGGAGAGGGGTTCGCCGCCAACGGCCGCCCGGTGATCCTCTTCGAACGGCACGTCATGTGCCGCCAGCTGCTGGCACATGGCATGGATGAATTCAGCGTCGGCGCGCTTTCCGCAGCACGCCCCGGCTTGGTCAACATCCAGCCTGGTGGCTACATCGGCGGCACCGCCGAGCACCAACGCCTCGCCCAGGCGCAGCAGATTCACGTGGCCGCCGCGCTGGAGTCAGCCAGCTGGGGCCTGTTCCAGATCATGGGCTACCACTGGCAGCGCCTCGGCTACCAGGACGCGAAGCACTTCGCCGACACCATGGCGCTGTCCGAGGCTGCCCAGCTGGACGCCTTCGTCACCTTCATCGAAACCGACCCGGCACTGCACAAGGCGCTCAAGGGCAAGAAGTGGGCCGAGTTTGCCAAGCGCTACAACGGCCCGGCCTACGCCAAAAACCTCTACGACGTGAAGCTGGCACGGGCCTACGCCCAGTTCGCCGGCGAGCAGGAGCAGGCGGCATGATCGACCTCGAGCAGATCCGCAAGCACAGCCCCAAGGATGGCGACGTCTTTGAGCTGCCGGCCGGCACGCCGCCTCAGCTAGCCGAGCAGTTCGCCGAGGCGCTGCACGTTGCGGTACCGGGTGTACGTTGCCTGGTTCTGATCGGCGAGGTTCGTCAGCTGGATGAATCCGCTATGAACCTCGCGGGGTGGTACCGCCAATGAACAACTGGAAAGTCTGGCTTGGTGTTGCGGGGCTGATCGTCGCGCTGCTGGTGGCCTTGAACATTCAGGCGCAGCGGCTCGACGCGGCGAACGCCCGCGCAGACCTCGCCACCGAACGACTGCAAACCGCCAACGAGCGCAACACCCGCCAGGCACAGACCATCGCCCGGCTCACCGGCGAGGTGGCCACCCAGCGGCTGGCGCAGCTCAGCCTGCAACAAACCACCACCGCCGTGCGCCAGGAGCACGCCACCGACCAGGTACAGAAAAAGGAGCAACGCCGTGAAGACCCGCCCCATGCAAATTGGGCTGCTCAGCCTCTGCCTGCTGCCGCTCGCCGCCTGCACCAACGCCCCGCCATTACCGGAGCAGACGGTTACCGTCAGTGGCTGTCCAATCGTCACGCGCTGCACGCTCAACCCAGCGGCGCCAGTCATTAACGGCGAGCTCAGCGACGACAGCGACTACCTGCTCAGCGCCTGGGCCGAGTGCGCTGCCCAGGTAGACACAGTGTTCGAGCACAACGAGCGGGGCGCACAATGAAAAAGCCCGAATCCCTGCGCGACCACCTTCTGGCCTCCATCCCCGAGCTCAGGCGCAACCCCGATCGCCTGCTGGTGTTCGTCGACAACGGCAGCATGCGCAGCACCGCCGCGCCGGGCCTGTCGTTCGAATACAGCTACACCCTCAACCTGATCCTCACCGACTTCGCCGGCCACCCGGATGCCGTCGCCATCCCCCTGTTCGCCTGGGTGCTGGTCAACCAGCGCGAGCTGATGGAGAACCTCGAGAAGGGCAGGGACGCGATCAAGTTCGAGGCCGACATCCTCGACAACAGCAAGGTCGACCTCTCCATCACCCTGCCGTTGACCGAACGCGTCATCGTCAAGCGCCTGGATGACGGCACCCTGCAAGTCAGCCACCCGGCCGAGCCGGTGGTCGATGACGAAACCTTCCTGGTACCGGCCATGCGCGTGGAAACCAGCGCGGGCGAACTCATCGCCGAATGGGGCGGCAATGGCTGACGAACTCCGCGCCCTGGAGGACTGGGCCGGCGCGCTGCTCAACCAGCTGCAGCCCAAGGAACGCCGCCAGATCACCCAGACCATCGCCCGCGAACTGCGTCGCCGCCAGCAGCAGCGCATCGGCGCGCAACGCAACCCCGACGGCACCCCCTACGCCCCACGCAAGCCCCGCCAGCCACTGCGCGCCAAGGCCGGCCGCATCAAACAGCGCAAGATGTTCGCCAAGCTGCGCACCGCCCGTTACCTGCGCCTGCAGAGCGATGCCAGCAGCATCGCCATCGGTTTCGCCGGGCGCCTGTCGCGCATCGCCCGCGTGCACCAGTACGGCCTGCGCGACAAACCCGGCCGCAACTCCCCCGATATCCAGTACCAGCGCCGCGAGCTGCTGGGCTTCAGCGACGACGATCTGGAGATGATTCGCGACCAGCTGATCGAGCATCTCGCGCCCTGATGCTGTATCGGCACCCGCTACACAGCCCAACGAATGCACCCCGCGCGCGCGACCGCCAGCATGGCGGCATGAGCATTTCCGACATCCTCCGCCGCCTCGCCAACCTGATCCGCCTCGGCACCATCGCCGCGGTGGATCATGAGGCCGAGCGCTGCACCGTCAAAACGGGCGGCCTCACCGTACCGGGGCGCCCATGGCTGGCCCTGCGTGCCGGTGCCAGCAGCGACTGGGACCCGCCCACGGTCGGCGAACAATGCATCCTGCTCAGCCCCAGCGGCGAGCCCGCCCAGGGCATCGTCCTGATCGGCCTCTATTCACAGCAACGTCCGGCACCGTCGAACAGCGCAAACCTGCGCCGACGGAAATACCCGGACGGGGCTGTGATCGATTACGACCATGCCACGCACACGCTGACCGCTACGTTGCCGGAAGGCGGTAGGGCCAAGCTGGTCGCCACCGGTGGGCTGCACGTCATCGGTCCCATCACCCATGAGGGTGACTACACCCAGACCGGCAACCAGCACGTCACCGGCACCGTCAACGTCACCGAAGACGTGATCGCCGCCGGCATCAGCCTGGTCAATCACGTGCACGGCGGCGTCCAAGGCGGCCCGAGCAACACAGGGGCGCCGCAATGATCGGCATGTCCGCCCGCACCGGCCGCACGGTCAGCGAATCGGCCCATCTGGCCCAGTCCATCGCCGACATCCTCACCACGCCCATCGGCTCGCGCGTGATGCGCCGCGAATATGGCAGCCAGCTGCCGGACCTGATCGACGCACCCTTCAACGACGCCACCCGCCTGCAGGCCTACGCCGCCACGGCCATGGCCCTGATGCGCTGGGAACCGCGCATTCGCCTCAGCCGTGTGCAGCTCGGCCTCGGCGAGCGCCCAGGCCAGGCCGTGCTGGATCTCGAAGGCACCCGCACAGACAGCAACGAGCCGCTGAGCCTGCGCGTGCCGCTGCAACTGGGAGCTGCCGCATGAGCACGTTCACGCCTATTGACCTCGCCCAGCTGCCCGATCCGGATGTTGTCGAGCAGATCGACTACGAGCAAATCCTTGCCGAGCGCAAGGCCCACGCCATAAGCCTCTGGCCCGCCGAGCAGCAGGCCGAGGTCGCCGCCACGCTTGCGCTCGAATCCGAGCCGCTGACCAAGTTGATCCAGGAGAACGCCTACCGCGAAGCCCTGCTGCGCCAGCGCGTCAACGAGGCCGCCCTCGGCACCATGCTGGCCAAGGCCAAGGGCAACGATCTCGAGCAGCTCGCCGCCAATTTCAACGTCAAGCGCCTGGTGGTCACCCCGGCAGACACCAGCACCGTGCCGCCGACTCCGGCGGTGATGGAATCCGACGACAGCCTGCGCGAACGTGCGCAGATGGCCTGGGAAGGGCTCAGCACCGCCGGCCCGCGCAACAGCTACATCCTCCATGCGCGCAGCGCCGATGGCCGCGTGGCCGATGCCACGGCAGAAAGCCCATCGCCGGCCGTGGTGGTCGTAACCGTCCAGTCCCTGCTGGCCAATGGTGCGGCCGATCAGCCGCTGCTCGATACCGTCGCCGCCTACCTCAGCGACGAAGACCGCCGCCCGGTGGCCGATCGCCTCACCGTGCAATCCGCCGAGGTGCTGGAGTACCGCGTAGACGCCGTGCTCTACCTCAACACCGTAGGCCCCGAGGCCGAACCGATCCGCGCCGCCGCCGAGAAGCGTCTCGCCACCCTGGTCAACCAGCGCCGCCGGCTGGGGATTGAAGTGAACCGCTCCGCCCTGGACGCCGCCCTGCACATCGAGGGCGTCAAGCGCGTGGAGCTGCCCGGCTGGGTCGACATCGTCGCCACCGCATCCCAGGCTCCGTACTGCACCGCCTTCAGCGTCACCCTCGGGGCCCAGGCATGACGGACCTTCACCTGCTGCCGCCCAACGCCAGCCAGCTCGAGCAACTGGCCGCCGAAGCCCTCGCCCAGATCGAGCGCGTACCGGTACCCATCCGCGACCTGGTCAACCCCGACCGCTGCCCCGTGCACCTGCTGCCATACCTCGCTTGGGCGTTTTCGGTGGACCGCTGGGATACCACCTGGTCCGAGACCATCAAGCGCGAGGTGATCAAGGCCTCGTACTTCGTGCATTCCCGCAAAGGCACCATCGGCGCGCTGCGCCGCGTGGTCGAGCCCCTGGGCTACCTGATCCGCATCACCGAATGGTGGCAGCAGGTGCCCGAGGGCGAGCCCGGCACCTTCTCGCTGGAAATCGGCGTGCTCGAAACCGGCATCAGCGAAGAAACCTACGAATCGCTCAGCCTGCTGATCGACGACGCCAAGCCCGTCAGCCGCCACCTGATCGGGCTGGACATCAGCCTCGAAACCCACCTCACGCGCTACGTCGGCATTGCCGTCACCGATGGCGACGAACTCGACGTGTATCCCTGGGAAAACGCCGACATCGATGTCGTCGTGCAGGGGTACTCCGGCGTGAGCGACTACATCCTCGACGAAATGGACGTGTACCCACATGGTTGACGTAAACACCCAGTTCGGCGGCTTCCTGACCAACCTCGGCGCCGCCAAGAACACCAACGCGAACGCCCTGGGCGTACCGTGGAAGCTCACCCACATGCTGCTCGGCGATGCCAACGGCGCGGACCCGGTACCGAGCCCAGGGCAAACCGCGCTGGTCAACCAGGTCTACCGCGCCCAGCTCAATCAGCTGTATCCCTCGCCGACTGATGCCAACGTGCTGATCGCTGAACTGGTGCTGCCGCCCAACGTCGGCGGCTGGTGGATCCGCGAGCTTGCCCTGGAAGATGAAGACGGCGTGTTCTCGGCCGTCGCCAACTGCGCCCCCAGCTACAAGCCCGTGCTGGCCCAGGGCAGCGGCCGCAACCAGGTGGTGCGGATGCACGTCATCACCAGCGGCACGGCAAACATCCAGCTGAAGATCGACCCCAGCGTGGTGCTGGCGACGAGGGCTTATTGCGATGGGCTGATTGCGGCGCATGGTGAGGCGGAAGATCCGCATCCGCAGTACAAGATTCCCATTGCTACCGAAGAGGATGCAGCGCTCGGCGAAGACGATAAGAAGCTGATGCCTGCATTGCGGGTGTTTCAGGCTCTGCGCGCTGCTGCTGCGAATGCGACCGAAGTGCTGCGTGGCGTGCTGCGAGTGGGGACTCAGGAGGAGGTTGATGCCGGAACGCTTGACAATGTTGCGGTGACTCCGAAGAAGTTGCGTTGTGGGCTCACCTACTCGTTTGGCACGAACGGATATTTCTTCCTGCCGACCTGGTTGCTGGGGTTTGGGATTCAATGGGGCTCGGTGACGGGAATGTTCAATGGGAACGGGGGCGGCAGCTTTCCGATTGCATTCCCAACCCAGTGTTTTTCCTGTTTCTCCACTTGGGTTGAGTCTCCGACTGGAGATGCTGAGTACGTGCAAGTGACTGGCTACACACAAACCGGACTTAAGACGGTGACCTACATAAATATCGCCCCCGGTAATACGGTGGGTACAGTCACCTATGGTTATTTGGCAATAGGTAGGTAAATAACGATGCGCCTTTACAGTGAATCAACCGGTTGTACGTATTTGGAGGGTATGCATGTCGACATTCCGAACGATGCGGTTCCAATCACCGAGAAGCGCTATCAAGAGGTTATCGCCAATCCAGCTCCGGTCATGATCCGCGACCACGACGCCGGCGGCCTGCCAATACTGATTGATCCGCCTCCATACGCGCCCACCGTCGCTGAACTCTGCACTCGCATCGACACCGCCGCCGACTCCGCCCGCTCCCGTGTAGCCGGCGATCCGCTGCGCGCCGTCGAGTACGACCGCGCCCGCATTGCAGCCGAGCAGTTTGCCGCCGCCGGCTACCAAGGCGACGTGCCGCCCATGGTCGCCGCCTGGGCCATCAACGGTCGCACCCCGCGCGAGGCGGCCGATGACATCCTGCACGAAGCTGCCCAGTACACCGCCGCGCTGATCGCCCTGCGCGAAACGCGCCTGGCGGCGAAAGAGCAGGTGCGCATGCTGATGGCGGCCGGCGAGGTCGAGCAGGCGCAGCAGGTGGTCGAGCAGACAGTTGCCGCGATCGAGGCGGCTGTGGCGGGCGTCGGCAATAACCCGACAGTTTGAGCGGAGCTTCGGCGTTGCATGGACGCACGCTCAAAGGTCTAATCGAGCGCTTCTACCTGCGTAAGGAGCGCGCTATGTCCGGGAAACAAGTTAAGCCATACACAGCTGGCGAAAGGTTGGCGAACCGTCTCGAGAACAACAACCCTTTGATGCCGTTCTTCGCTGTCGTCGCACCCTATTTGGGCTTGGGAGGTGTTGATCGGCTTATCTGCAAACGCGCCGCCGACTACACGGCAAAGCGGCTCGAAAATCTTGTGATTGAGTTGGAGAGGCGGATCGATCTCAAACTGGCTGAGCCGCGTTCAGATGTGTTCATGTCGGCGCTTTATCAGTGCCTACCCGGTGTCCTGGAAACTCAAAGTGAGGAAAAGGTCCGCATGTTCGCGGAGATCCTGGCAGGCACTTGGAACGATGAAAACCCTAGCTGGGACGAGGTGGCGCAATCGCTGCGTCTCGTGCGTCAGCTTGAGGACGTGCACATCTTCATACTCAGAAAAGCGCTTGAGTTCAGCCCCTTAGCAGAGGGGCCGACGGTGACCTTTAGCATCGGAGGGAACGGTTATCCGTCGAGCCTTCCGTTAGAGGAACAGCTGCCCAACATCGAACCGATGTTCATCGCATCATGCGTATCTGACCTTATCTCGATGGGCCTAGTGAACGATTCCTTCGCCATCAATGGCGGAACATTCGGGTTCGGTGATGAGCGGGACAATCAACCTAAGGAGGCGCCTCAGGCCTACTCAATCTCGCCACTGGGGCGATGGCTCTTGGAGCGTATCGCCCAAGAAGCTGATAGCTCCACCTGATAGCTACCCTGTAACAACCCCCGCTACACACCCCACCGCGTGCGCCCCTTGCGCGCGCGCGTCACCCTTGAGGCTCACTGATCCGGCACAACGCCCGCAGGAGCCGCCCCGCATGTCGACCGAATACCATCACGGCGTCCGCGTCCTCGAAATCAACGAGGGCACGCGCCCCATTCGCACCGTTTCCACCGCCGTGGTGGGCATGGTCTGCACCAGCAGCGATGCTGATGCGGTCAAATTCCCGCTCAACAAACCCGTACTGCTCACCGACGTGCTCACCGCTTCCGGCTCTGCCGGCGAGCAGGGCACCCTGGCGCGCAGCCTGGACGCCATCGCCGACCAGGCCAGCCCCGTCACCGTTGTAGTGCGCGTGGAAGAGGGCGCGGATGAGGCGGAAACCACCTCCAACATCATCGGCGGCGTCACCGCCGGCGGGCAGTACACCGGCATGAAAGCGCTGCTCGCGGCCGAGGCGCAGTTGGGCGTCAAGCCGCGCATCCTTGGTGTGCCGGGGCTGGATAACCTGGCCGTCACCACCGAGTTGGCGGCCACCGCCGAGCAGCTGCGCGCATTCGCCTATGCCAACGCGCACAACTGCGAAACGGTGAGCGACGCCATTGCCTACCGTGATGGCTTCGGCGCCCGCGAGCTGATGCTGATCTGGCCGGACTTCGTCAACTGGGACACCACCACCAACGCCAACGCACCGGCCAGCGCCGTCGCCCGTGCCCTGGGCCTGCGCGCAAAGCTGGACCAGCAAGTCGGCTGGCACAAGACGCTGTCCAACGTGCCGGTCAACGGCGTGTCCGGGCTCAGCCGCGATATCTACTGGGACCTGCAGAACCCCGCCACCGACGCCGGCCTGCTCAACGCCAACGAGGTCACCACGCTGATCCGCCGCGAAGGCTTCCGCTTCTGGGGCTCGCGCACCTGCTCAGCTGACCCGCTGTTTGCCTTCGAGAACTACACCCGCACCGCCCACGTGCTGGCCGACACCATGGCCGACGCCCACTTCTGGGCCGTGGACAAGCCCATGCACGCGAGCCTGATCCGCGACATCGTCGAGGGCATCAACGCCAAGTTCCGCGAGCTGATTCGCGGCGGCTACCTGCTCGGCGGCGAATGCTGGTTCGACCCTTCGGCCAACGACAAAGACACCCTCAAGGCCGGCAAGGCGTTCATCGACTACGACTACACGGCCGTGCCGCCGCTGGAAGACCTGGGCCTGCGCCAGCGCATCACCGACCGCCACCTGATCACCTTTGCCGCCGGCATCAAAGCCTGACCCCATTCAACCCGCGCGGCCCCCGCCGCGCCGTAGGAGAGCGCCCCCATGGCCCTGCCTAAAAAGCTCAAGCACATGAACCTGTTCAACGATGGCACCAGCTACGTTGGGCAATGCAAATCCGTCACCCTGCCGACCCTGGGGCGCAAGCTGGAAAGCTTCCGGGGTGCCGGCATGGACGGCCCCGTCAAGGTCGACCTGGGCCACAACGACGACGGCATCCAGATCGAGTGGACCCTAGGCGGCTGGGACCTGACCGTGCTGCGCCAGTACGGCGCCGTGCGGGCCGATGGCGTGATGCTGCGCTGGGCCGGCTCCGTACAGCGTGACGACACCGGCGAGACCTCCGCCGTGGAGGTGGTCGCCCGTGGCCGGCACGAAGAGATCGACTTCGGCGACGCCGAGTCCGGCGAAGACACCGAGCACTCCATCACCACCACCTGCAGCTATTACAAGCTCAGCGTGGACGGCAACGTCGAGATCGAAATCGACCTGCTCAACTTCGTATTCGTCGTCAACGGCGAAGACCGCCTGGCTGAGCACCGCGCCGCCATCGGCCTGTAATCCCGGCGCCGGCCAGCGCGCCGGCGCGCCTTTCGCAACCCAAGGAGCAACCCCATGATCAAACCCACCTACAGCGACCCCATCGTCCTGGAACAACCGATCCAGCGTGGCGAGAAGAACACCATCACCGAGATCACGCTGCGCAAACCCGCCGCCGGCGAGCTGCGAGGCTTGCGGCTTGGTGATCTGATAAATGGCGATGTCAGCGCCAACATCCGCCTGCTGCCGCGTATCAGTCAGCCTTCGCTCACCGAGCAGGAAGCCGGCGCCCTGGACGTCGCCGACCTGCTGGCCGTTGCGGATGTCGTAGCGGGTTTTTTGCAGAAGACGGCCGGATCCCTCGAAGCGTAGATGACGTCATGGCGGACATCGCTCTGGTCTTCCACTGGGGGCCTGAGCAGATGAACGCCATGCCCTTGCATGAACTGATGGACTGGCGCGAGCGCGCCCGCGAACGATGGGAGCGCACGCATGGCGCGGGATCTAAACCTTAAGGTCAACCTCCAGGCCCTGGACAACGCCACCAAGCCCATGCGCTCGGTGTTCGTCGGTGCCCAGGGCCTGGGCCGATCCCTGCGCGACGCCCGCAGCGACCTCAAGCACCTGCAGGCCCAGCAGAAAGACGTCAGCTCGTTCCGCAACCTCAAGGGCGCGTCAGAGCAAACCGGCGCCGCCATGCAGGCCAACCGCGAGCGCGTCAAGGCGCTGTCTCGCGAGCTGGCCAGCACCAGCACGCCGACCAAGGCACTCACCCGTGATTTCCAGAGCGCGGTCCGCCAGGGCCACGCCCTCAAGCAGAAGCACAACGAACAGCAGCGCGAACTCCAGGGCCTGCGCAGCAAACTGGGCGAGGCGGGCATCAGCACCCGCAACCTCGGCCAGCATGAGCGCGACCTGCGCACCAAGGTCAACCAGACCAACCAGGCGATAGCCGAGCAGGAAGGGCGGCTGAAGAGGCTCACCGCCCAGCACAAGCGCCTCGGCCAGGCCAAGGCCGACTATGAACGCACCTCGGCGCTCGCCGGCAGCATGGCCGCCACCGGCGCCGGCGGGCTGGCCACCGGCAGCGGCATTCTCTACGCCGGCGCGCGGATGATGGCGCCGGGGTTGGAATTCGACACCAGCATGAGCAAGGTGCAGGCGCTCACCCGGCTGGATGCAGGCTCGGAAGAAATGGCCGCGCTGCGCGAGCAGGCGCGGCAGCTGGGCGCAAGCACCCAGTTCACCGCGGGTCAGGCGGCGGATGCCCAGGGCTTCCTGGCCATGGCGGGCTTCGACCCGAAATCGATCCAGGCGGCCATGCCCGGCATGCTCGATCTGGCCAAGGCCGGCGATACCGACCTGGCGCAGACCGCCGACATCGCCTCCAACATCCTTACCGGCTTCAACCTTCAAGCGTCCGAAACCGGCCGCCTGGGTGACGTCCTGGTGGGTGCATTCACACGCTCCAACACCAACCTGCAGATGCTCGGCGAGACGATGAAGTACGCCGCACCTGTGGCTGCCTCGGTGGGGCAGGACATCGAGACCGTCGCCGCCATGGCCGGCAAGCTGGGCGACGCCGGCATCCAGGGCAGCATGGGCGGTACCGCACTACGGGCCATCCTCAACCGCCTGTCCGCACCGCCGAAGGCCGCCGCCAAGGCGCTGGACAAGCTCGGTGTGTCGGCCGTCGATGCCCATGGCAACCTGCGCGACATGCCTACCGTGCTGCAGGAGATCTACGAGAAGACCAAGAACATGGGCGATGCCGAGCGTGCCGGCTTGCTCAAGCACATCGCCGGGGAGGAGGCAGTCGCCGGCATGCAGGTGCTGGTCAAGCAGGCCGGTAGCGGCGCGCTGCAAGAGTTCGTCAGCACGCTCAAGCAGACCGAGGGTGAGGCCAGCGCCACGGCCAAGACCATGGCCGACAACCTGCGCGGCGACCTGTCCGCCATGGGCAGCGCCTGGGAGGACCTGGGCATCCAGCTGCAGGAGCAGCAGAACGGCCCCATGCGCGAGATCACCCAGACGCTCACCGGCATCATCGGTGGGGTAAAAAGCTGGGTGGCCGAGAACCCCAAGCTGGCGGCCAACCTGGTCAAGACCGCCGCCGGCGTCGGCGTGCTGATGGCAGGCATGGGCGGGCTCACCCTGGCCATGGCCTCGATCCTCGGCCCGTTCGCCATGGTGCGCTACGGCATGATGCTGTTCGGTATCCAGGGCGGCGGGCTGGCCAGTACGCTGTTCAACCTGGGCAAGACGGCGCTGCCGCTGGTGGCAACAGGGCTACGGCTGGTCGGTGCCGCTGCAATGGCCAACCCGGTCGGCGTGCTGATCGGCACGCTCGCTCTGGGCGCTGCGCTGATCTACGCCAACTGGAGCCGCGTAGGGCCGTTCTTCCTCGGCCTCTGGGCGGAGATCAAAGAGGGCGTCGCCGGCGGCCTGGCCGGCATCGGCGCGCTGTTGCTCAACTTCAGCCCGCTGGGCCTGCTGTATCGCGCATTCGCCGGCGTGATGAGCTACTTCGGCGTGGACCTGCCGAGCAAGTTCAGCGAGTTCGGCGGCAACATCATCCAGGGGCTGATCAACGGCTTCACCAACATGTTCCCCAACCTGACCGCCGCCATCAGTGGCGCGGCGAACAGCGTGATCAGCACCTTCAAGGGGCTGCTGGGCATCCATTCGCCGTCCCGCGTGTTCGCCGGGCTCGGTGGCGACACTATGGCCGGCCTCGAGCAGGGCCTTGCCGCCGGGGAGGGCGGGCCGCTGTCGCAACTTGCCGGTACCGCCAAGCGCCTGACCGCCGCCGGCGCGGTGGCCGTGGGCATCGGCGCCGCTGCGCCCGGCATGGCCGCCGCTGACCTGCCCTCGATCGACAGCCGCCCGCCGCTGGCAGCACGTGCACCGGCCGCAGCCATGCAGAGCGCCCCGCCCAACATCGTCATCAACATCCATCCCGCACCAGGGCAGGACGCCAATGCCATCGCCCGCGCCGTAGCCGCCGAGCTCGACCGCCGCGAGCGCGAGAAGGGCGCGCGTGCCCGCTCATCCCTATACGACCAGGAGTAACGGACCATGATGATGGCCCTCGGCATGTTCATCTTCTCGCTGGAGACCCTGGCCTACCAGGAACTCCAACGGCAAACCGCCTGGCGCCACGGCAAGACCACGCGCATCGGCACCAACCCCGCGCGCCAGTTTATGGGCCGCGACGACGACACCATCACCCTGCCGGGCGTGCTGCTGCCGGCGCTGGCTGGCGCGCAGATCAGCCTCGACACGCTGCGCTACATGGCCGACACCGGCAAGGCCTGGCCCCTGGTCGAGGGCACCGGCAAGATCTACGGCACCTGGGTGATCGAGAACCTCAGCGAAACGCGCACGCTGTTCTTCCGTGACGGCCAGGCGCGGCGCATCGAATTCACCCTGAGCCTGGTGCGCATCGACGACGGCCGCGTGGACATGCTCGGCAGCGCGATCGGCGCCGGTGGCAACATCCTGCGGGGGCTGCTGCGGTGATCGACCAGCTCATCACCCAGGGCAAGGGCCTGCTCGGCCAGGCCGCGACTCAAGCACAGGGCATTGCTCAGCAGGCGGCGGACGCCTACCGCGAGGCCACGGCCTACCCGAGCCCCATCTGCCGCGTGGTGGTCAACGGGCGCGACATCACCCTCGACATCGAACAGCGCCTGGTCAGCATCGAGCTCACCGACAACCGCGGCATGGAGGCCGATCAGCTCACCATCACCCTCAGCGACCACGACGGCCTGCTGGCCATTCCGCCGCGCGGCGCCACCGTCAGCCTCTGGCTCGGCTGGAGCGACACCGGCCTGGTCAGCAAGGGCAGCTACACCGTGGACGAAACCGAGCACAGCGGCGCGCCGGACGTGCTCAGCATCCGCGCCCGCAGCGCGGACCTGCGCGAGGGCCTCAAGGCCAAGAAGGAACGCAGCTGGACCGGCCAGACCCTCGGCGCCATCATCCAGACCGTTGCCGCCGCCCATGGCCTGAGCCCGGTGATCAGCGCCGCGCTCAGCGTGATCGAGCTGGCCCAGCTCGACCAGGCCAACGAATCCGACGCCAACCTCATCACCCGCCTGGGCCAGCAGTTCGACGCCATCGCCAGCGTCAAGGCCGAGCGCCTGCTGTTCATGCCGGCCGGCAAATCCACCACCGCCAGCGGCGCGCCGCTGCCGCATATCACGCTCACCCGCACCGACGGCGACCAGCACCGCTTCCTCCAGGCCGACCGCGACAGCTACAGCGGCGCCCGCGCCTACTACTACGAACTGAGCAGCGCCGAGAAGAAAGAGGCCATCGCCGGCGCCGGCGACAACCTCAAGGACCTGCGCCACACCTACGCCGACCAGAACAGCGCCCTGCGCGCCGCCCGCGCCGAATGGTCACGCCTGCAGCGCGGCACCGCCACCCTCAGCTACACCCTGGCCAAAGGCCGCCCGGACCTGATTCCGGAACTCACCTACAGCCTGGTGGGCGTGAAAGCGGAGATTGCCGCCATCGTCTGGCTCGGCGCCAACGTGCGCCACAGCTTCACCCCGGACAGCTACACCACCGCCCTGGAGCTGGAATCCAAACTGCCGGACGCCGACGGCGTCGCCGAACTGGCCGAGCAGGGCATCTACACCGGCGTGCTCGCCTGGTACCGCGACACCAAGACCGGCGAGCAACGCCAACTCACCGAGGGCGACCAGACGCACCCCAAGCGGCTGGCGCACCTGTACGCCGAAAAGAGCAGCGCTCAGCGCGCCGTGGAGCGGGAATGGAAGCGGATAAAACAAGCGAACGCCTGACCGAGCCCGCGCCGCCACCGGCAGAGCCGGCCCGCTCGGCCTGGGAGCGCATCGACGAGGAATGGGCAGGGCGCGACGATGCGCCCATGTGCATGTAAGCAAAACCCGGCGCCTGGCCGGGTTCTTCATATCAGCGGGCGGTGTCCCGCAGGGCCTGTAGCAGCCGGATGATGTGCCGCCGATCGGCCTCGGCCAGTTGCGCGAAAAGGCTCAGCACCTCTTCCTCCTGCTCGCTCAACTCACGCGGCATGAAGCGCTCGTTGTCGTGGTGCTGCCTGTTGTTGTTCTTCGACATGCATACTCCTTACACGTCAACCGAGCGCCCGGCGCCCCGTGGCGCCTCCCAATCGCTCGGAGAACAGTCGATTCTCAGCACGTTCCGGCTGTGTCATCAGCGGGCGCATCAATAAAATCGAAAATCCTCAGATCACAACCTCTGGCACGAAGCCTAGCCCATTGCAGATGGTGCAGCCCTCGGCGAAGCCATAGTGGTCGTTGCACGCCGGGCATGGATCGTAAGGCGCGGCGGACACCCTGAGCCGCAACAGGTCATGCCCCGGCAATGCCTGCTCGCCCATGTAAACCGCCAGGTCGCGCCAAGCGCGGTACACGTCCGGGTCATCCAGATGGCGCTCGCCGGCAGGGCGCGGGATCTGCCTCAGTTGGAGGCGCTCGCCCTCCGCGGGTTCCGGCCCTTCGATGACCAGGTACCCGCCCGCGCGCAGCCGGATGCGCAGCGAACCCTCCGTCCGCTCGACGATGCCGGTATAGGGCGCCAGGTTGCAGGGCTCGCTGTCGCTGGCCTGGTAGACGCCGCGCAAGACCCTGCCAAGAACATGACCATCACTGACACGGACCAGCAGATAGTGGGCGGCGGGCTTGAAGCGGTACGGCATGGCAGGGCTCGAATACTGTATGTATGAACAGTAAACCGAATGGCCTGGCAGATGGTCAATGGAGAACAGCCCCAGGACCGACGAGGTGACCGTATGTGCGGTGGCGTTGAAGCGAGAGACGCGGAGAAGGCCTACAAGGTCTACTTCCCCAGCCCCAAGGCCGCCTTCCCGGTGATGCTCGAGGGCGGCGAGTCGCTGGGCTGGGTCACCTGGGGCCGGCGCCGCGAAGAACCCGGCCAAGGCCCGCAGGGCGGCTGGGCACGGCTGGAGACGGTAGAGCGGGGCGGCTGGGAGAAATACCAGCCCCTACGTGCGTTCGGCCTGGTGCAGCGCTACATGGAAAAAGGCCAGCCCGACGAAAAGGGCAAGAAGCAATCACACTGGTTCGACATGCCCGAAGGCTATGCCCTGGATTGCCTGGTGCTAGGGGAAGGAGAGCAGCGGCGTGTGTATGTGGTTACCAGCACGCCGCCGGAGGAGTTTGCTTGGGTGCATGATCGGTGGCCAATCTTGAGTGGCTTGAGAGCTAATAACTAATTGTTCATGGTTAGAAGCGAATGCATACGCTTCACAATCATGGTTATAGTTAGGAAGATGTTTGCCGCCACAAACATCGCCAGTGGCGTAAGGATTATCTTCTGGGTGAGCACCCAAGCTGGAGATGCATTCTCAAGTACGGCGAGGTTGTCGATAATTGAGTGAGTGAAGCAGGTGCCAATTAGCACTAGTGATGAAATTATTGAATAACTTATATTGAAGTATAGGTCGCGTAGTAGTTTCTTCTTGGCATTAAAAAAAATGTCATTCGATTCGGGCTTTTTGTTTTGATCGTTTAACTTGCTTTCTTGATCATAAACCAAAACCATAACCGAGAGTAGGAGTGCTGTGAATATAGCGCCAAACGTTACGAGTAGGGAAATAGTGGCGCTTGTTAAATTCAGCTCAAGAGCAACGCTTAATGCTGACAAAGCGACGGGGATTGTGAAGAAAGTTGTGAAGTCACGCCACGACCACCTGCCATCTACTTGGCAAAGCGTGGCAAAATGGCCGTGAATTATGCGAGATAAATTGATTTTCGCACTCATACCTTTATACCCATGCCTGGATATATATTCTGCAGAAATTCATTCATAAGGATTCTACACCAAGCGTGCATCTCGTCCATTTTGGGATTGCCAGCTATGACTGTGATTTTGTCATCGATCTCAACCTCGCAGACCTGTCCACTAGGGTTTCCTCCTAAGTTAAAAGTCCGCTTCCGGCCGTTGAGCTCGACTATAGTTTTAACCGTAGTGCATAAGTGCGAAAGGGCCTCGACGGCAACTTGCTGTTCTGTACCCTGCGTAAAATAATCAGCTAGCACTCCTAGGCTGGCTCTTCGTGGCGGCTTCACGACTAGGTCGGTTTCGACCTCGTTGTGGCCTAGCCGTTCAATTTGATCCTCAATCGCACCCATGCCTTTAAATTTAACCAACTTTATTTCTTTTGCAACGGCGCCTTTCCATTCGTTAAACGCTTTGTCGTAACCCAAAGGATTCATTTGAATCGGTCGCCCGGTCTTTTCCAAAAAATATTGGCGAATAAGATCATAGATTAGCGTCTTAATACCGACGTTTCTATGTGTATGTAGCAGGGCTACGCCTTCATTTAGCTCCTTGGGTAAGAAGAGTCGCACATAATGGAGCAAGACTTCTGCATTTTTTTCTGCTCTCTGGAAGTCTACTTCTCCGGTTTCAATGTTGATAATTTCAGTTTTAGCGCCGTACGAACCGGCTCGAAGTACGCCGAAAATCTCCCGGCTATCATCCTTAAAAACAAACTTATGAAATTTATATATTTGTTTTTTGTCTTCTATGATGTGGTACTTTTCCCCTTTAGATTGAATAAATTCTTTGATTATTTGGTAGGTGTCAAACTGGCCGATCTTTCCAAGGGGGGAGTAACCATCTTCCAGCTTCTTGCCCCGCTTGCTGGGATCAAAGCACCGAATAGTGTAAGGGGAGATTGAGTTCAAGTTATATACCAAGTGGCAGGATATTATTTAGGTAGACGATCTTCGTCGTCTATTGATACTTACTTTTGTTAGCGGATGCCGGTGATGATGAACGGCACGTCCGCGTCGCTTCGGGCGGCCAGCGCCTGCAGGTAGTCGATCGGAATCACGGAGGTGCCATTCTCGAACCGCTTCTGCTTGTAGTCGGTGATGCCGGCGAGGTGGGCCAGTTCGTGAACGGCAAGGCCGAGGCGGTTGCGTTCTTCAGCCAGGCGGGCGCCGAAGTCACTGGCTTGATGGTCGATGGCTGTCATGGTCAAGCTCTTCCTTGATACGGCTGAGTGTCAGATCGCTGGAACGGTGGGTGGCAGGGTCAGGTAGTTTCCGTTCTCGCTCCAGCCTTGGAGATTCCCGTTGTTATCGACAATGTAATACTCGCCAAAGTCGTTCTCAGGTTCGTCCAGGCGCAACGACCCGTCAGGCAGCTTCTTCGCTTGGTAAAACTCTGTGCCTTTGCTCCCGTCTGCAAAGATCAGGTCGATGAAGTGCTCGCCGTCCTTCTTGTATAGAACCTTCACATGCCCCAGCGCGCCATCGGTTAGCCAATGGCCTAGCAGCTCGGAGTAGCTGCTGAGGTCGGTACCCTGCAGCTTCTGGTAATCAGCGGCGCTGAGGCCGATCACGCGACCTTGGTAGGCGGGGTCGAACTGAGCGTTGGCCCAGTAAGCGCCGTCTTGCTGGCCTTCAACGCGGAACCCGATGAAAGTCTTCGTGGCTTTGGTTTTCGTGTCATCGCGAACGGCGGTGGCCACCTGGGCCAGCTCAGCCTCGGTCAGCCTGCGCGACAACATGGCTTCTACCTTGCGGGGCGCCCCCGGGCGATGCTCATCCCGAGTAATGGTGTAAGTGGGTAGCGCCGGGTTGGCTGCAGCATCAGTAGCCGGATCTACCGCCGGCTGAATAATCCCGAGCTCCAGGGCGACGGCAACGACTACCAGCCCAGCAAACAAGCCAGCCGTACTCCCGGCCAGGGTCCGAACCAGCCAATTCCGGCCGTTGCCCTTCATCCGTTTCGCCAGCCACCACCAGATGCCCGCCCAGATAGCGATGAAGGCAAACGCAACTACTACGTCCATGATCTCTCCCCATGTTCCCTATGAAAGCCAGCCCATGGCTGGCGTGTTAGCAGTTGGAAAAGATCAGCTGTCGCTGTCCTTTCTCGTTGTGTATTTGCCCGCTGATTCAGCGAGCGCTGAGCCCAGCCGGCGCATGGCAGCGCGGTCTTGGTCGGGCATCGAGCGATAGTGGTTCAGTAGTTCCGACTCATCGGCGGCAAGGCTGGCCTCGCTTGGTGAGGAGCGCTGGCCGGTGAGCACGTAGAGCACATCGACGCCAGCGGCCGCGACGGCTTCCAGGTAGGCGGCGTCCGGGCTGCGCTCGCCTTTCTCGTAGTTGAACTGGGTCGTTTTGGAAACCTTCGCTACCGCAGCGAAATCGCCTTGATTGAGGCCCAGCCGGGCACGCTCTTCCCTCAGCCTTTCGCCGATATTCAACAAAACGACTCCATAAACCGTTGACAGTTCAACATACGTTGAATAACCTGCACTCGTCATCACACGAAACCACACGAATCTGAACTATGCCGAACGGATACCCCAGCGAGCAAGCACGCGCCGCTGCGCGCGAACGCCTCAGCAAGCTCGGCCTGAGCGCCAAGGAGTGGGCTGAGCGCAACGAAATCAGCCCCTCCACTGTTTACGCCGTGCTGAACGGTCAGCAGAAGTGCCTGCGCGGCGAAGCCCACCGCGCCGCCGTGCTGCTAGGCATCAAGGAAGGCGTTGTACCGGATGCGCCAGAGCAGTACGGCCGCCGCAAGACCGACATCGGCACCGTGATTCCAAAGTAATGGCAACGGCCCCAGCGAGAAACCAGAACATGAAGCGCCCGATCCTAGAAACCCGCCGCCAGATGATGAGTGCCGTGGTGTGCGCCTACCCGGGCGGCCGCGAGTGTGCCGCCGCGCGCCTGGGGCTGGACCTGAAGAAGTTCGACAACCATCTCTACGAGAGCGCCGGCAGCCGCCCGCTGAGCGACGAGCAGGTGCACCTGCTCGAGCAGCAGGCCGGCACCAGCCACTTTCCAGAATATGTCGCTGCAATGTACGGCGGCGTGTTCGTACCGGATGCCAACCCGGTCGATCTGGACAACGTGGAGCTCTACGAGCGCTCGATTCGCACCGCCGTATTGCGCGGCACCGTGGACCAGCTGCTGGCCGAGGCGCTGGCTGACGGGGAGATCGACGAGGCCGAGCGCAAGCTGCTGCTGGCCGCACACCGCCGCCACATGGCCGCACGGCACGTGGAAATCAACGCGGTGATCGTGCTGCACCAGGTGAAAACGGCCCAGCAGGGCTGAACAGCAGTCGGCGCCCAGGGCGCCAGAATTCACCGGCCCAGGCCGGAGCCGCGACTGGCGGCGGGGGAGGAAGATGTGAGCGTTGCCCATAACGGTGGTTACAAGTGCCTTTGCCCGGCCTGCGGGAGCCGCATGCGCATCCGCAACAGCGAGGCGCAGACGCCGACCTACAAAACGATGTACGCCCAGTGCCTGAACATCGCCTGCGGTGCGACCTACAGCGGCTCGCTGAGCTGGGATTACGCCCTGAGCCCCTCCGGCCTGGACCAGCCCCGCGTGGTGCTGCCTGTTGCGCCCTCGGTGCAACGCATGCAGGCGCTGCGCGACAGCCGCCCGAAAACCGACCAACTCGACCTGCTTGACCACATGGAACCGGAGGTAGCCAACGCATGAACACCATCACTCAGATCGGCGACGCCCAGGAGTACCGCAGCAGCATGCAGCGGGCGGCACTTCACTTCTTGCAACGCCACCAGGGCGAGCACCTGACCGACGACGGCAAGCTGTTCGAGCGCGGCGTGCAGTACCTGGTCAATGCCATGGATGTGCCGGCCTTCATGGCCGACCGCCTGGTGCACCTGGCCATGAGCGAGCTGGAGTGCCTGAAGCACCCGGTGATCGGCATCGACTATGGCACGGGGGATTCGTCCGTCGTGGGCCTGGTGCATTTTCTGACGGGCGAAACGGTATTAATCCCATGCCGCCACCTGCCGGCGCGGCTCCAGCCGCCCGCGGCGCCCCTGGCTGCAGCAGCCGTTAACTGATCACACCCTGAATTGACCCATTCCCATGCCCGCCTTTGCGCGGGTAGGGGAAAGTTGCGCCCGAACGGTGGCCCCATGAGCACGAACCTTTCTATTGAAATCCAGCTGAATGCCTTGCAGGCAGAGGCCTACCTGCGCTGGCTCACCAGCCAGTACGAGCAGCTGATGGCGGCCTGCTGGTATGACGACAAATACCGCTACACGCCCCAGGGTCTGCGCGGCAAGCGCATCCTCGAGGACCACCCGCACATCGCCGGCTTGAACCGCACCATGCGCGAGCTGGTGAAGCAGGTCGGGGAGGTGCGGTCATGAGTACGCCCATGCCGGCCTGTGAGGCCCTGGCGGCCGATCCGGCGCGCTACATCTTCAAGCAGCTGCTGAACGACCTGAAGGAAGCCGACCTCTACGAGGAGAAAAGCCGCCTGGTCACCCGCATCGGGGGCTACTTGGCCGCCTTGCTGGAATGCGACGTCATCACGGTCGAGCAATCGCAGGCGATGCGCAGCGAGACCCACGTCTTTGTCTGGGGGCCGGAAGCATGAAAGCCATGCCTCACGAGATCCGCACCGAGGTGCTGGCCCGGCTGGAGCGCGACTACGGGCTCAAGCGGCGCGACAGCGCCGAGTATATGCGCGGCGGCAAATGCCCCTCCTGCGACAAGAAAGAGCTGTTCAGCCGCTACGACGAACCCTGGTTCATCAAGTGCGGCCGCGAGAGCAAGTGCGGCGACCAGTGGCATGTGAAGGACCTCTATGACGACCTGTTCGATGACTGGAGCAAGCGCGCACCGGCCACCGAGAAGGAACCCACCGCGACCGCCAAGAGCTACCTGCAGCACGCCCGCGGCTTTCACCTGGAGCTGATCGAGGGCTGGTACACCCAGGAGAACTACTGGAGCCGCGAGCTGGGCATCGGCTCGGCTACCGTGCGCTTCCCGCTCGAGGGCGGCAGCTACTGGGAACGCCTGATCGATCGCCCGCACCGCTTCGGCAAGCAGAAGGCGCGCTTCGCGCCGGGCAAGGCGATGCGCGGCTACTGGTGGTGCCCGCCGAGCCTGGACCTGCTGCAGGTCAGCGAGTTGTGGGTCGTGGAAGGCATCTTCGATGCCATCAGCCTGCTGCACCACGACATCGATGCCGTATCGGCCATGAGCAGCAACGCCTTCCCGGCGGAATCGCTCAAGGCGCTGGCCAAGGCCCGTACCGAGGCCGGCAGCAAGCTGCCGCGTCTGGTGTGGGCGCTGGATAACGAGCCGGGCGCGCACCGTTACACCCGCCGCTGGGTCAAGCAGGCCCGCGAGCTGGGCTTTACCTGCGAGGCCGCGCAGATCCCGCAGCGCGACCGCAAAACCGACTGGAACGACTTGCACCAGCGCTGGATGTTCCTGGACGAAGACAAGCGCGCCGAGCAGGTGGCGGCGGACCTGAAAGAAGCCCGCCACCAGGGTGCTCTGCTGATCGCCGAAACCGCAGCCGAGAAGGCTCTGCTGATGTACGAGTGGCGTAAGCGGCATGAATTCCACTTCGGCTTCGGCAACCGCATGTACTGGTTCAAGCTGGATATGGAGAAGTTCAACAAGGCAATGCTGGCCCTTGAGAGCAGCGAGAACCACGACGACAAGCTGCTCAACGATCGGCAGATGACCGAGAAGGCCTTGAGTGAGAGCGGCGGTGTGGTGGAAATCGCCAACTGCTACCCGCAGGCACTTTATTTCCAGCGCAACGAGATCACCGACGAGTCCTGGTACTACTTCCGCGTGGACTTCCCGCACGACGAGCCCACCGTGCGCAACACCTTCACCGGTGGCCAGGTGGCGGCCGCCAGCGAGTTCAAGAAGCGCCTGCTGGGCATGGCCGCCGGCGCGGTGTTCACCGGTACCGGCGCGCAGCTGGACAAGATCATGAAGGACCAGCTCTTCGCGCTGAAAACCGTCAAGACCATCGACTACATCGGCTACAGCAAGGAGCACGGCTGTTACGTGTTCGGCGACCTGGCCGTGCGCGGCGGCGTGGTGGAACAGGCCAACAGCGAGGATTACTTCGAGTTCAAGCAGCTGCGCCTGAAAACGCTGCAGAAGTCGATCCGCCTGGAGATCGCCCGTACCGACGAGGGCTACCGCCCCGAGTGGCTCGAATGGCTGTGGACCTGTTTCAGCACCCAGGGCATCGTCGCCCTGGCGTACTGGTTCGGCTCGCTGTTCGCCGAGCAGATCCGCGAGGAGTACCAGAGCTTTCCCTTCCTGGAGGTGACGGGCGAGGCCGGCGCGGGCAAGTCCACGCTGCTGATGTTCCTCTGGAAGCTGTTCGGGCGGCCGGACGAGGAGGGCAAAGACCCTTCGAAAATGTCCAAGGCAGGCCTGCGCCGCTGGATGGGCCAGGTCTCCGGCATGCCGCTGGTACTGCTGGAGGCCGACCGCAGCGACAACGACCGGGGCGCCGCCAAGGCCTACGACTGGGACGAGCTCAAACCCTTGTTCAACGGCGGCACCTTGGGCGTGACCGGCGTGAAAACAGCGGGCAACGAGACCTACGAGCCACCGTTTCGCGGTGCGATCGTCATCAGCCAGAACGCCACGGTAGCGGCCAGCGAGGCGATCCTCACCCGTATCGTCAAGCTGCACTTCGTGCGCCCCCAGGTCACCACGGCCAGCCGCGCCGCGGCCGACAACCTCAACCACCTGAGTGCGATGGACGTCAGCCACTTCCTGCTGATGGCCACCCGGGCTGAATCGAAGGTGCTGGAAACCTTCCGCGCCCAGGTGAAGGTGCACGAGCAGGCCCTGCGCGAGCTGAAAGAGATCCGCATCGAGCGAATCATCAAGAACCACGCCCAGCTGCTGGCCCTGCTCGATGCGCTGCGCCTGGTGGTGCCGCTGACCGATCGCCAACACCAGGCCACCCAGCGCGAACTCACGGCCATGGCCCTGGTGCGCCAGAACGCCGTCAACGCCGACCCGGCCGAGGTGGCCGAGTTCTGGGAGGTATTCGACTACCTGCAGAGCCTCAGCGAGGACCCGGTGGTGGACCACAGCAAGAACTCGGACCTGATCGCCATCAACCTCAACGAATTCGCCGAGCGAGCCGCCGAGCACAAACAGAAGCTTGCCGACGTCGGCACCTTGCGCAACCTGCTGCCCAACAGCCGCTCGCGCAAATACATCGAGCACAACAAATCGGTGGACAGCGCCGTGCGCGCGGCCTTCAACCGCCGCAACAACACCCTGACCCAGCGCGGCACCACCGTGAAGTGCTGGATCTTCCAGAACCCCAACGCCAAGCGCGGCAACGCTTGAGCGGGCTGTAACACCCAACCAAAACCAAGGAGAAGCACCATGCAAAAGCATTTCAACATCACCAACGCCATGCGCGACAAGGTCGCCGACCAGCTCACCCTTCAGGCGGTAGCCCAGCACGGGCCACGTATCGCTGCCGACCTGGCCGCGCTCAACAAGCAGTTCTGGGCACATCATTGTGCTGCTGTCGAGGCGCTGCCGGGGCTGAGCAAGAAGCACTGGCCGGACCTGATTCTGGCGGGGGCGGTGACGGCTACGGCGAGCTGCACGCCTACCTACATGCAACCGAGAGAGGGCAAGGAGCCGTGGGAGGACAAGGAACCGTACGAGCAGAAGCTGGTAGCGGTGCGCAAGATCTACAAGGAGGACGCGCGTAACGCATTGGTGGCCAAGGTGCTGGGATCGACTACTTTCCAGGGCGTCAGCCGCTACCTGGAGCGTGAGCGGTACGAGGGGCATTGGCTCATCGATTTGCAAAGCCCCACCGGTGGCGTACCGCGCCTGCATTACATGGAGCGCATCACCGACCCCGCCCTGGAATCGCTCGCCCTGCTGATCTGCTCCGACCTCGCTGGCGTGATCGAGGCCGCCGTCGCCTTCCGCGATCAGGCTATGAGCGTGTTGCAGGCCTGCCGCACCTCCCGCCAGGTCGAGGACCTTTTCCCCGAAGCGGCCAAGCTGCTGCCGCAGCCGGCGAAGAACACCAAGGCCCTGGCTCCGACCGAGCTGGCCGCGAGCGTGCGCAACATGCTCGTCCAGGGCGTGCCGCCTGTAGCGGCCCAGGCGTGAGGGCTCGATCGATGAACCACTTCGACGATGACGAACCCAGCCCCAGCCTGCGCGCACGCCTGGCCATGACCGGCTGGATCGGCACCGGCCTGGCTGGCCTGCTGACCGCCGCCAACCACCTGCCGGACCTGTTCCTGCTGATCGCACGCTGAAAACAAGAAGGCCCCGGTGAGCGGCAACTCACCAGGGCCTGACCAACCCCAAGGAGAAGCACCATGCAAGTGAATCAACCGAAGGAAGGCGGGGCAGAGCTTAACCCAGCCAGCAATCCCAAGCCTGAAATCCGTGAGCGCCCGATTCTGTTCAACGGCGCGATGGTCCGCGCCATTCTGGAAGGTCGGAAGACGGTGACGCGACGTGTAGTCATTAGGTCCAGCCAGGCCGAGACCATCTTTCCGAGCGATTTCTCAGCTAGCGAGGCAATGGTAGAGCTCAATAGCACTCGCTTTGGCACTACCTGGTGGAAGGCCTGCCCCTACGGCAAGCCCGGTGATCGGCTTTGGGTGAGAGAAACATTCCGCGATGCCCGTACCGCCGGTGCTTCGCGGATTCTCTACAAGGCGTCCGGTGACGTCGCTTGCGGATGGAAGCCAAGTATTCATATGCCTCGCGATTGCTCTCGCATCCTGCTTGAAGTCACGGATGTGCGAGTCGAGCGTCTGCAGAGCGTTACCTATGAACAAGCAGTAGGTGAGGGCATTCATCGTCACAACCGCGTGTGGTCTGCAACTGACGAAGGCGGCGCTTGCCATCAGTACCCGGAACCGGCGTTCCGCGACCTTTGGCTATCAACCGGTGGCGACTGGGATGCGAACCCTTGGGTTTGGGTGGTCGAGTTCAAGCGCATGGAGGTGCCCCATGCCTAACCCCACCGAACCCCTTCGCCCAACGATGGCCAGCCATCCGCTGCCGCCCAGCACCTGCGACATCTGCGGGCAGAACCGTGCCACGCGCAAGCATCAGCTGTGCAGCCGCATCCGCCAGCGCCGCTGGGCAGCCGACTGGGCTGCCTACCAGGCCGAAGTCACCGCCAAGAAATCCCAGGAGCGCCGCCGCTATGCCCGTTGAAATCCGTACCCGCTACACCGGCATGACCTATGTGGCCACCGTGCGCGGCGAGAAGAAAACCGCCAGCAACACCATGGGCGCCCGCTGGGCCGCCGAAGCCCTGGCCCGCAAGCTGAACCTGGACCCGACCCTGCTACGCGAAACCCAGCGCGACCTGTTGCGGAGTGGTGTGGAGTTGTTTGTGCATCCTGATACGGGGGAGTCATGAATGAGCTGGCTCTTTTCGCAGGCGCTGGTGGCGGAATTCTCGGCGGCCACTTGCTGGGATGGCGCACCGTCTGCGCCGTTGAGCGTGATGCCTACGCCGCACAAGTTCTGGCGCAACGACAGAACGATGGATGCCTCCCAGCTTTCCCGATTTGGTCTGACGTGTGCAGTTTTGACGGCAGACCATGGCGAGGCCTTGTTGATGTGGTTTCTGGCGGGTTTCCGTGTCAGGACATCTCAGCCGCTGGGAACGGTGATGGCATCGACGGTGAGCGGTCGGGCCTCTGGCGGGAAATGGCTCGAATCATCGGTGAGGTACTGCCTCGATTCGTCTTCGTGGAGAACTCACCGCTGCTTGTGGGACGAGGCCTTGCCGTGGTCCTCGGTGACCTTGCCGGCTTGGGGTATGACGCGCAGTGGTTTCGTCTATCGGCATCCAACTGCGGAGCGCCCCATCGGCGCGACCGTGCTTGGATTGTTGCCTACGCCAAGGGCGAGCATCGGGCCGCATGGGATTGCGTGGGCAAGAGCGCAGGAAGGACAGCACAGGCACAACCTCGAAGACTTCCTGGCTGTGCAATGGCTCCAGGCGGGAAATCCTGTGGTACCTGGCCTGAGCCCGAACCCGGAGTTCATCGAATGGATGATGGGCTTCCCTGCAGGGTGGACCGACTTAAAGCCCTTGGTAATGGCCAGGTTCCACGAGTGGCAGCGACAGCATTCGCTCTGCTGGCTGAAGAGGAGTGATGCAGCATGACCGACGCCAGCCAGCACATGCTCGAATGCGAAGCCCGCACCTGGTTGCGCAACGGCTACGACACGCCGGAGCGCATCGAGGAGCTCACGCTGATGATCGCGAAGCAGCGCGGCCAGGCCAGCGCCGAGCGCCTGGTCGAGGAAATGCGCCGCCAATGGCGCCGCCGATCGGAGTGGCTCACCTAGAAATCATCACCATCAATTCGAGGCCCGGCGACGGGCCTTTTTCTATGGCTGAGGGCAGGGCGGCGGTACGGTGCGCACCTCAGCAACGGCGTGGGGACGCACATGGCAAACGGCGTGGAGATTCGCGGCAATTCGCTGCGGCTGGATTTTCGGTATGAGGGCAAGCGGCGCAAGGAGCCGTTCCCTGGGCTGCCAACGCCTGGGAATATCGAGAAGGCGGAGCGGCTGGTTTCGATCATCAAACACGAGATCCAGGCGGGCACGTTTAACTATGCGCGCTACTTTCCCGATTCGCCCCATGTGAAGGAAAGCAACTTCGGCCATTGGGTCGATCTCTGGCTGGATATCAAGCGCAACGAGCTCTCGAAATCCTCGATGGGCAGCCACGAAAGCCGCATCGAAACCCATATCCGCCCGCAATGGGGCAAGCGCCAGGCCGAGGACATCAGCTTCGTGGAAATGCAGGGCTGGGTACAGAAGGTGCTGATGCCCAAGCTGCACAACAAAACGGTGCGGGAGATCGTGGCAATCGTCCGGCAGATCTATCAGCTGTACCGCACCACCAACAAGGTGGCATTCGACCCCACCGAGGGAATCGTGATTCGTCTCCCCGATAGCCATGACCCGGACCCGTTTGAGCGCACCGAGATCGATGCCATTCTCGGCACGCCCTCGATCGGGCGCGAACAGGAACTGGCACTGGCTAAGTTCATGATCTGGTCCGGTCCTCGGGTGAGTGAGGCAATTGCGCTGGCCTGGGAGGATGTTGATCTGGATCGCGGCGAGATCACATTCAAACGCGCGCGGGTACGCAGCGCGTACAAGGTGACCAAGACCAGGCGCTCGACCAGGCGGCTGAAGCTACTCAAGCCGGCGCTGGAGGCGCTGCGCGAGCAGAAAGAGCGGACCAAGGATTTGGCGCCGGTGGAAATCGAGGTGACCGATCGAGACAACCGCACGGTGCGCAAGCAGATGGTGCGCTTCGTGTTCCACAACTCGCACACCAATGCTGCCTACTCGACAGCCGACAACCTGCGCAACGGCTGGTGGAACGCCCACTTGAAGGCGGCCGGGGTGCGTCACCGAGGGCCGAACCATTCCCGCCACACCTTTGCCAGCCAGATGCTCACCAGCGGGGTGGTACCGCTGGACTGGATCGCCGAGCAGATGGGGCACACCTCGACGGCGATGATCCACAAGCACTACGGCAAGTGGATCCGCAACGACGCTGCGGACATGACCGCCCTGGTGGAGCGGCAACTCAGCTTGTAGGCCCAGCCCCACACCAAAACACGCCAAAAGCCCTGCCTGCCGGGGCTTTTGCGTTTCTGCCTGGCCCCAATCTGGCCCCAAGATGGTCCCATCGAGAGGAAAATTCGCTATGGATATAGCGAACATGCGGCCTATAGCGGTGCGTGCGTTGATTTCGAATCTCACCTCCTCCGCCATATCGCTAATCGAAGGCCCCGTATTCCGGGGCCTTCGGCGTTTCTGGATGGCGAGAATGGGCGTCTTCAGGTTCCGTCTTCTCCAGCCGAAGAGTGCAACTTGAAAGTACTGTCATGTCGCTATACTTCATTCCCCAGGCAAAGGATTTGTCGCGATGAAGCTCATTAGACAACCCGAGGCGTTAGCGCTCGTACGCGACCACTTCAGCCCGTTGTTATTCGTGGCCAGGATGGATTCCCCTCGAACCATCCAGGCCATGCTCATGGACGAGAGCACCGGGGAATCGCTGGTGCTTACCGGCATACCCTGCGGGCTATCGCTGAGCAGAGCCCAGGTAGCCGGGTTGATCAGCGCAATCGAACTCGATATCGCCGCGCTGCGGCCGGGGCTGCTGAAGCGAAGGCAGGCCGGCGGCTGA